GATGGCATTCCCCCCATCGCTTCAACTGTTATTAAGGTTGCGGATTAGATATCTTCTTTAAATCCTCATAGTAGAATTCAAGTGCTGTCTTTCCAATTGTCATATTTCTTACGGTCTTTCGATCGTAAACATATGATTTCAATTGGGGATCTGGCAAGTATTCCACTAAGTATTTATCGAGTTCCTTTAAGTTGATAATAATATCTTCTTGGGCATCTGATAGACGATTCATAGTCTTAATTGCAATAAGCGAGACGGGATGCAATGACATCTGCATGGATTGAAGTACCATATTCGAAACGTGGTCACCCTCATTCTCTTTGACAGGATCTATAAGAAACTTTTGAATTATTTCATTACGTTTCTTACTTCCTTCATCGAAGAATGTGGAGATTCTATCTTGGAATTTTAACAAGTATGCAGATCTTACTCTTTCGAATAAGTCTCTTGCACCTAAGATACACCACGGAAAACCGGCAATGCCGCTTTCCAATGTGGATCTGAATGTTAAAATAATAGATAGAAGTTCTTTACCTTTCTTACTAAGGAAAGGGAAAGACTCCGGGGCATAAAGTTCGAAACCAGGCAACGAGAGATTCCATCGAGATTTTAGATAGTTTAGGAAATCTGGAATATTATATAAAGATTGTCTACAAGAAATCATTAGATCTACAGGTATTCCTGTTATCTCTTCATTTCCCTTGAAAATTCGCTTAGCGAATTCTCCATAGACAGGTTTATCTTTTGAGATAAATCCTTTCTTCATATTTATTTCAACTCCTAAAATACCCATTATCTCAACGTAGCGCTCTGCTACTTGATGCGACATTATGGCTACATCATCACCAAGGATTACGTACTTATTAAAGTATGGAGTTCCAGCACAAAATCTAATTATTAGATGATGTGTAATGGAAAATGTAACCCAAGAGCTTAAGGCTCCCAAAGGTTGACCTACTGCCCATCTAATTACTCCACCTTGTGGAGTGCAGAAATCTCTGTTGGCAATAACATCTGCCCATAGATCACCAATCTCTTTACCAAAGATCTTCGTTATGACGATCTTTTGTAATCGGAGTGGTAGACGATCTGTTGCAGAAGATAGATCAAAGGAATAACAACATCCCTCTGTGTTGGCTATAAGAATTACATTCTTAAAACCATCATCTTGAGAATATGTTGCATCATTCCTTATTTTCTTAACCTTCTCCATCAAAACGTCATGAATCTTTGCCAAGGCATTTTGAGAAAAGTAGTCGATTATTGCAATATTTCTAGTCTTTCCACCCCCTTCACACAGTTGGGAAACCCTACTGTGTAAAGAGTATGGATCGATTTGATCTATTGGAATATCTTTTACTAGTTCTTTCATCCCTTGTAATGATTCATATACTATAGGATTTGTTATATTCAACAATTTCTCTACACTTTCCAAAAGTTTTGGATTATTTAGTAAAGCAAATAGATCCCTATGGATAGTCTTAAGACTTGGACCATTTGGTCCATGACTTGAAGGCATGTATCCGAAGTATGAGTATAGCTGGTCACGGTTGAATGTGGCGGCTCCAACTAACGCAGAGGTCGCAGGAAATCCATAGATGAAAGAAGTAAATTCTTCATAGAATCCCTCATCAGGTTCAACTTTACTCGGTAATGTTATTGCCGAATAATCTGGATCTGGAGGTAATCTAAGAAGTTTATAAAGGTTTAACAATGTTAAACCAATTCTCTTATCAAATAGATTCCCTTGGAGTAGTGGGAGTATCGGAAGTAGTAACTCCGGTATTCCTATTGTTCCTTTAACGATTTTGCGTTTAATGGAAACGTCTATTTCAATTCCAAGACTTATTTGGATACCAACTCTTTGGAGATCTTTAAATAGATTAATGGTATTCCTGATTCCTTTATTGTCAAGTTCTTTGATAATAAGAGAAACCCATGAATCCCAGTGAGAGTCTTTAAATATTGTCACTAATCGAGCAAACTTCAGTAAGGAGATAACACTCTTTATGAATGGTTTTATAAGGTCTAAGGACCTGAGAAACTTGTTTCTTCGAAGTGTGATTTTATTTATTGTTTTCATTTTCTTTTATTTATTTTCTCAGAGATATCCATATCATAACAAGCACTAAGTGGTATGTTACGTTATGGAGTTTCTCAGAGCCCGG